ACCTTTAAAGTCTGGATCTCTTTTTGGATGTCCCCATCTTTTACCCATACCTGTATTTATATCAAATGCTTTACCATTTTGGTGGTTGGAATGTCCTGGTCCAGCGGTTAATGGATCAAAATATCCGCCTTGTTTTTGCTGCTTTGACCAACCATCGTCATATACCCCAGCTGGTTTTGACAATCCAGACTTGGTACCTTGATATGCTTTATCGGCATTTTTTCTTCTAAGAGTCATTTGGCCATCGCCTCCAAACCCTTGGCCTGAATATGCCTCCATAGGTCTGAATCCGCTATTAACTTTAACAGTGACTCCATCTTTTGATGCTGCTTGTTTTACAGTTAATATTTTGTCTGCAAAAGCCTTATTTACAATTTTACCGTCAATAACTACACATGTTATTGTTTCAACAAATTTACCTCTTCTATACGCATCGTATTCTCCAGCATCTTGTAGTTCTTCAACAGCTTCTTGTATGTCTTCATCTGCCTCAACTTCTGTTTCAGATACTGGCCCAGTTTCGCCTTCTCCATTTTCTGCACCTCCACCACCGGCTCTTTGATCTCCTTCAGCCTTACCTCCACTAGTTGCTCCACCATCAGTTGGAATTTCAGCAGCATCAGGTCCAGCAATGGCTTCTCGTTCTGCTTCTTTTGCGCTTTCATAAGCTTGGCCATAAGAATCTGCCAATTTAGAGGCTACATCTATTGGAACACTTTGTCCTGATAACATCCATACCCCTGAAGAATCTTCGTTTATACTTTCTATGTGATACCCTCCATCGGTTGTTGAGTGGCCGGTTGATAATATAGTTATTGGATCTCCATAAACTCCGTCTTTAGACCAATCATTTTCGGTATCAGGTTCAGATACGGTACTACCAAATCTTAAGGACTGACCAAACCTTCCTTCCAATATAGTATCTCCTTCATATGGAAAAATTCTAGCTATTGTATCTGATTCAAATGTATTACCAAATGGAAGGTCATTTACGTCTCCCTTAGAGTTACCAGTAAAAGTTCTATAATTCTTATCATCACCTCCGGCTTTATTTATATTATAACTCGCAGCTGGTAATCCGTTTTGGTTAACTCCTTGCCATACTCCAACTGGCATACTAATATAATACTTTTCAGTTGATGCTGTACTTAATTGAGCTGCTCTTCCAGCGGCTGCCAAAAGTACAACTATTTCTCCTAGTAAAGGATATTGTCTTAGGTTTGGAAATAAAGGATTATACCAACTACAACTATCTCCAGAAATACCAAACTCTCTTGGAAAAGCTCGAGCCTGTATACTACCAATAACCCTATATTGACTAGGATTAAAGGCTGGATGAGATGGATCCATTATTATATCAACAACTTCAGCCGATTCAAGTAAAGCTGATTGAATTGCTTTGGCTTGGTTATTTTGACCCGTTACTGATGGATTACTTTTTTTACTTGGTTTTATCCTTGGCATGTTCTTCTTCCCACTTAACGGGCTTTTCAGTTTCCTTTATTGTATCTAATAGTTGTTTTCTTTCATCATCGCTAAGACTAAAATCACTTCCTTCAGACTCAGATCTGGTTTGAGCTCTTTGAACAATACTAGCCATTTTAACCAGCATGTCGTCATTTTTTATTCCTACGTCTAGATAATCCTTTATTAATGGTACTAGTATTGTTGCATCGCTTATATTTTTAATTAGTGGATGCAATTGAGCAATTAAAGAATTTATCTGCTTATCTTTTTTCTTAGAATTCGTATGAATTTCCTTTAATAAGTCAGAAAAATTCTTACCTTGAAATATTTCTTCTTCAAACATAATAATTCCCTTTAGTATAAATATCAGATTCCGTAAAAAATAAAAGGCCCGGAGAATTAACTCCGAGCCTAATAATTATTTGTATCCTATTCTTATTATTTTTTAATAAAGAATGAGGCCACAACTAGTAATACTACTAATCCTGTGAATCCACCTTGGCCAAATCCGTTTACTAATGTAGTAAGATTTGCAATCACATCCATTCCAAATACTGAACCACCAGTTAATACGAACCATAAGATCGTTACTGGAAGAACTGCCATAAGTACTGTAAGTAATCCGCCAAAGAATCCTGTAATATATTTAATTACGTTATCCATTTTGTTTTCTCCGTTTTTTAATTGTTAATAATTGTCGAGAGCATTTGTCCAATATGGACGTTAATTAAAATTTAAGACCAAACCCTAACATAAGGTTTGTAGTCTTTTCTCCTGTGTTGTAAACCACTTTAGGATCTACGTATACACCTTTGTGTATAGTGAATAATTTACCTAAACCAATCTTTAAAGATTCAGTGTCTAGGCCTGAAGTTGCAGCATATACAAAATATCCTTTGTGAAAATATCTTGCATGGAAATCTAATTCCATATCAACCGTTGAGTCTGCTTGAGCTATGGAAACTCCAACCATTAAGTTGTCTGTTACCCCATATCCTACAGTTGGCGAAACTGCCCAATCTGTCCAAGCTACGTTTGCCACGTCTCCAGTACCAATGTACCAATCGCCTTTTGTCTGTGCCTGTGTTCCTATAATAGATGCACATGCCAATACTACTGTTAAAATAATTGTTCTCATAATTTTCTCCTCTGTTCTTGCTTATTTAGAATGCTCTCTGTTTAAGCCTTTATTGAATAACCACGCGCTATTCATATAACCTTTATTTAATAACCTTTTGTTATAACCATTTATAAATATACTTTTTTAATTAAAAAATTTACCTTCTTGAAATTTTTTGAATTTATCACTAAAATCTTCCTTTATGACATTAACGACCTTTGTAATGTGTTGTGTTTTGGTGTCAGTCATTTCTCTAATTAAAATATATAGTGCTTTTTTATTGAATATTTCTATGTTTTTTCTTTCTTCGAATAGTCTTAAAACTGCATAGGCTATTCTTTTATCTCTGCTGGATCTAAATCTTTCTTCAACAATTCTTTGATAATATTGTGGAAACTTTTCCATAAATACATCTAAGTCGTCTCTATAATCTTGTGTACTGCTTTCTCTACCTAGATCTCTTTCCCTGTCTATTGCAATTATAGGTTTTTTTGCCTTTAAATCTCTATAGTTTCTATTATTATTTTGTATTAAATAATTTTTTGCAACAATACTAAAATATGAAAAAGCCTTTCCTTTTCCCTCAACAAATTTTGGCAGTTTTTCAAGCATAAATGCTATTACTTCATGTTGTATTTCTCTAGGTCCGCCGTCAAAGTAATAAAATTTAAACGTATGTATAATATTTTCTGCTAGCTTCATGAGCGGTTTATGTATGAACTCATTATACACCTTGTTTTTTAACGCTTGAGAAGTGTCTTTATTATACGCAATAATTGCTCTTTCAGTTTCAAGAGTAAAATATAATTTATTTTTTCTAGGTCGACCTCTCTTTGTCTTTAAAGCCTCTATTGCTGCTAATCTTCTTTCTTCCTCTAGGTCAGAATAGAATTGTTCTACTGGAGATAGTTTTTTATTTTCCAATTAAATCCTCCAATTTTTTAATTTCAGAACTTATTTGATGGTAAATTGAACCCACTTCGTCATCTTTTTCAAACATACCTTTATTGTCTAACTCTCTTATATTGGATAAAATTAATGAAAGAGAATTATAGTATGAAACTATCCAGTCAAACGTTTCTTCATTTGCGTCTTCTAATTTTTCATTTTTCCTAAATAAATTAATGTTTGTATAAATTGAAACAACTAGTAAAACTGATACTAGCCAAATCATTTATTATCTCCAAATAAGTCTTTAAATAAGTCTGCAGCGTTATCGTTTGCAGTAGACACCTTAGGTTTTTTACCGTATGGTTTAGGGTTTTTACCAATAGATTCGACAATCTTATTACCAAATTTCCAATTTTCATATTCTATTCTAGAAGCCATATGATCTGCATGGTGGAGTACTATTGGTAAATTATTCCATAAAGCTTTTTCTTTACCATAAGGTTTAAGGTACGCATCATTTGCTGAGTCATATACTCCATCGTGTGTTAGTATAGCTATCATTTCATTTTGCGAAAACTTTATTCCAAAATTTGAAAGCAACCATATGCTCCTATGTGGAACAGTCATGTGCTGAATATTAGGGTTAGGATCATAAATCTTACCTTGATTTTTTCTATGCCATTCACTAGGGTTAGGTACGTAATATTCGTTGTCAATGTCTCCGGCCTTACCCAAGTCATGGTTAAGGGCTGCAAACATTAATTCTTCGTGAGAATAATTAGATACATGGGATCCCATATCTTTCCACATGTTGTATACCTTATCTGCACACGACATTACTCTCAGTACATGGTCAACATATCCACCAGCAAAACAGTTATGAAAATGTTCTATTCCAGACGCTGGAGCCAACATCATAGTTTCTCCTAATTTATTATAAAGCTCTAGTAATTTATTTTTTCTATCGCCTTCAAAATTATCTTCTATTGCCTGAATCAATTTATTCCAGTTCTCTAGTATTTGGTCTTCTGTTAAATTCATATTATTTCCCTATTTTTTTTCCTATTATTAAAGGAGATCCATCTTCGTGTTTACATATATGAAAGCAATTAGACTTTTCCCTAATAATTAGACTTTCACCCTTGTATGATGGATAATTCTTATAAACGTAATCTGTTATTT